AAGCCTTTTGATCGATTTACTATTAACAGCTACGAAGATTACCTTAATGCAATGAAAGATACATCCACAGATATGTTCTGGAGTATTCCGGATGATGTATCGGTTAACGAAGACTTTGCATGGGACGAAGAACTTAACAAAGACGAAATAGACAGAAGAACAAATTACGTTTTCTTAAATGGCGAGCATAGAGACGGCGTGGTGCTGTTCAACAAATTTGAAGAAGTTACAGAAAAAGAAATTGAGAATAGATTCTATGTTAACAAGAAAGAAGTAGATATTGTTGCAAGTGTGCCAAAAAAGTATGACAGATTTACAATAGATAGTTATGAAGATTATACAACTGCATTGTATAGCAGCAAGTCTAACATGTTTTGGGGCGTGCCTAGTGATGTTAATGTGAGAGACGGATTTGAGTTTGACCTATATTTTGCTCATTATAATTCTTACGATAGAAATATAAATCATATCTTTTTCAATGATATTCATAGAGACGGAGTAGTATTGTTTAGTAAAAAAACACTAGCAACAGAAAAAGAAGTTGAAAGTAGATTTTATGTCAACAAAAAAGAATGGGATATTGTTGCAAGTGATCCAAAACCGTATCCAGTGTATAAAATAGACAATTATGATGATTATACAAAGGCATATGAATCATGTGATACAGATTTATTTTTTATACAACCTAGCGATATTATTGTAAATGATAATTTTGATTGGAATTTTTATGTAAATCATCACAATCTATACGAACGAAAAATTAATCATGTTTGGAAAAATGGCATATTTTATGATGGAATTGCTCTTACTAGTAAATCAATAAATCTAACAGAAAGGGAAATTCAGTATAGATTTTATGCTATAAAAAAAGAGCACGAAAGTATAGCAAGCAGTCCTAAACCTTTTGACATTGTGTTTATAAGTAATGGCGAACCTAACGCTGATAAAAATTACAAAAAATTATGCGATAGATTTCCTCATGCTAAAAGAATTGACAAAGTAAAAGGTATTCATAACGCACACATTGCTGCTGCTAAACTTTGCAATACCGACATGTTTTGGGTTGTTGATGCAGATGCAGAAATAATTGAAGATTTTAATTTTGATTTTCAAATCAGCCATTATGACTTAGATGGAAAGAACACTGTGTATGTTTGGAGAAGTTTAAATCCTGTTAATGGTTTAATATACGGATATGGTGGGGTAAAGTTGTTACCTAGACATCTAACTGAAAATGTTGATGTAAACTCGGCAGATATGACAACCAGTATAAGTCGTAATTTTAAAGCAATAGATGAAATGAGTAACATAACTGCATTTAATACTGATCCATTTAACACATGGAAAAGTGCGTTTAGAGAATGCGTAAAGTTGTCCAGTAGAGCTATCAATAGACAAAATGAAAAAGATACAAAGTTTAGACTGGATGCATGGTGTAGTAGGGGCGAAGATAAATCATTTGGCACGTTTGCACTTGAAGGCGCCCGTGCAGGAAAATTATATGGAGAAAAATATAAAAATTCTCCAGAACAATTATCAAAGATAAATGATTTTGAATATTTACAAGATCTGTTTAAGCGATCATATCCACAAGTTTAATTACTGTATCTAACTTGTTTAAATTTGTTTTATTACGTAAGGTATTGTTTAATCCTTGATGCAATGGTTTTGGCCATTTTTTGAATGCAACCCATGCATATCCATCGTGTTCTTTGTTCAATGCTGGAATAAACTCCTGTTCTACAACACAAAGATATGTATGAAAGAAAAACTGCTGATCGTTAGAAATAAAACTTTCCAGTGGCACCGTCTTTTTTATTAAAGGAATTTCTCCAATTTCCTCTTCAATTTCTCTTTGCAATCCTTCCCATGGAGTTTCGCCGTCTTCGTTTGTTCCGCCAACAAGTCCCCATAATTCTTTATGTTTGCCTTGAGTTCTATGTAATAATAAAAATCTTTTTGTTTTTAAACTATAAAAAAGAGTTCCGCTACATATAATTTTTTTGGTGCTCATACAGTAGTTATTTTACAACACTAAATCCCAAGTTCCATTTGAATAGTATCCGTCAATACTACGTTGCCAGAAATAACCATTAAAGTAATATTGCTTATTAGTTGTGAGATTAGTTGAATAAACAATGTCATCGGTTTCACTTGCATCAAATACAATATTCCAATTGTTTCCGTCCCATTCAACTATATCGTAATGATCGGCAATAAAATCTTCGCCTCCGGTTCCTTTCCATGCATCAGCGCCATCATGATTCATGTGTAGCACATACCTAATTTTTGCATTATCAGGCGCTGTATTATCAAGTTTAATTGTATACTTGTCATCTCTATTAATAGCTGTAGATGTAACCTTTGTTCCATTTACAAACACGTCATGTCCATATACTATATCAAAATCTGTATCCGTGTTAATTATATTATCAGGCAAAGTAAATGTTTGTCTTCTTTCTACCTTGCCACCAATGGGTGCAAGCATTAATAATCTTGTTCCGTTTGGAATATCTGCAAGTGTTGTGCCAAATGTTTTTATAGGATGGAAAGTTCTTGGATTTATAATGTAATCAAGTGTGCCTTCTAAAGATGCACTTCTTGCTGGACCAGGAATAAGGGTGTCTTGAGGAAGTGTGTCAATGTCCCAATCAATTTCTAATGTAAACTTATCTCCGTCTTTTATAACAAAAGTTCCTACTACTGGATTAATTAACTCTGCTCTTTTTAATCTTATTTGACTTATACCAGGTTGATATGTTGCAAACTCTTCAGATTCGATAACGTGTTCCCATGTTATATCTCCAATACGCAACTGTTTGTTAATTGCAAGGCGTGCAGTTTCGTCTTCTACTATTATATCAAAATTGCGATAAGTTGTTACAACAGGAGATTTTACACTTACCGCTGCATCGCTAGAAATACCAAAAGTATTTCTAGGTCTAGTGTCATCATCAGGATCTACTATGACATCATCATATGTTTGCGTATTGCCTGACAAATCATTTGTCACTGCTGTTTGGCCTTGTGCTCCAGTATTTGTTTGTCCAGCATTTATTACACTGCCATCTGGTAATATTGTAATATCCTCTGTATTAGTAACATCAGTTCCTGTATCAGGATTAAACCCTCCTAGTTCTACAGTTCCTGTATCTACATTGAATACATTAGTAATAATACTTGTAATAACACCTAGTTTCTTGACTTTGGCTGGCGGAGAAATATAAATCGGAGCAGTAAAGGCCATAGTGGCTACATCAATATCTGTATCTGTTCCAGTAGGAATACTTCGGCTACTAAAAGTAAGACTATCCATATTTAGGACTGTTAAACTTGTCCAGTCTACATAATTGTCACTGGTTTGCAATTCTAAATCAGGATTGAATACCATTAATATTTGTTCCATGATTTGCAATTTTTGTTCTGTATTTGTTGACCATAAATCAACGTTTACACTCAAATTGTATGGAGTTGGGTGTAATCTTTCTACAGTGTAACCATTACCTTGAGCTGTTGTATAGGCATTTGTGTCGTAATTGTATTCTCTTTCACGCACACTTACTTTGCTTACAAAACTGCTATCACTCAAGCGAGTCCTATCCATTTCTAATCCTGTAATGTATACTGCCATACGTGGAGCACTAGGCATTTTGTTTTCGCTATTGTCACGCATTATATTAGCAACTTGTCTTGTTAAGTCTCCATACATGACCGGAACCTGTGTAAGATTGCCTTCGCTGTCTTGGTAACTTACAAAGCTGAAAGCTCTAATTATTTGACTAATATATCTGCGTATCTGTCCATCGTAAAAAAATTGCATTAGAAATCTGACCTCGGTCTAAGTGCTTTTGATATAGCCTGTCTCTCGGCTTCACGTCTAGCATACAAGTAAATATCGTATCTTCCTGTTTTTTGTATTGTTTCTTGAACACTATCTATAATAGGTAATTGAATTCGTAATTTTCCATTTCCGTCATCTAAAAATAGATCTTCATGTTCAGCAACAGCATAATCTTGTAATAATCTTGTTTCTTGATTGGTTATAGTCACATAAAGTGCTGTGGTTGGAAAATCTAACCTTGTATCAATAATTATATCACCCTCTGTTGCATTGATAACATCAGAACCAAGTTTATTGAAATACATGTAATTAGTATTATTAATAAATGTTCCTTTTTGTGTATCTCTAGTTGAATCTGGATTCATTGTAGTTCTTACATTGTCTTCAACTTTTTTCCATGTTGTGCCAGTAAAATAAAACAACCTATTTGGAAAAAAATCTTTTCGTAGAAAGTAGTCGCCTTCTGAACTTAATGCTGTCGCTGGAAAGTTAAATCCTTCTCCATAAGGAACTCCATTAGGTGGCAATCCGTCGCCAACCAGATATCCTAGATATGCACTATTAGGTGGATTCATCATTACCATGTCAGAAGTGATAAGTCCATCAGCAGTAAGTTCTGTCGTATCTGCACTTAACAAATATACTTCACCGTTTTCTCTAACTGTAATAGTAAAAAATTGTGCAGTGTCATATCCACTAGCTTTAACATCTAATTCCGCCTGCGCAATAACAGCATTGTTGATTTCCATTTCTTTATTGTATGTGCTAAGGACATCACGTAGTGTATTGCCATCCGGATTATCTTCGTCTGCAGGTAAATTTAAAATATCTTTATATTCTTGGCTGTCTACTAGTTGTTTTAATTTTAATCTATATAAATGTGGATACCAAGTTTGACTGAATCCTTCTGCTGCGCGATTCACATCTTCTACCACATAAAATC